ATTCAAAATTGAACCTTTTTCGCCGGGAGCGTTTGAGAAATTGAGCATGGAATGCCATGGGGAGTCCGTCCTGTCCGAGGTTACAACGGACGTACCCGGAACATCCGCGTTTCTCGGGGAACTTTTCGAGGACGGCCGGCGGGTTCTCTTTTTCACGTTCAGCAAAAACGAGCATGGAATGTGCGCTCTTACCAGTACGGGACATTTCGATAAAACAGAAAGCCCTCTGCCCTATCTCGAAAGGGTTTTGACTTATCTGCATGAAGCCGGCGCTCGGATGATCTTCATAGAAATCCTGAGCACGCGAGAGGACCAAATTGCCGGGGCGCTTGAGACCGGTTTTGAACATCATTCCACTTACCGGCTGAATGAGTGTATTGAGATTATGCAATTCGTTCACCGGGAAGGCGGCAGAGCGGATCAGGGAGGTAATATAGCGGCGTTTCACTAAAAGGGAACCGCGTGGCGGGTGATGAGAAATAACCCGGTCCATCACAGTTCAAGAGGTTTTCATGTCCAACAACAAAAACGGCAACGGGAAAATCGACCGCGTAAAGCTCTCTCAAATGCTGCGGGAGGGAAAGACCGGGAGGAAGTGCGCGGAATTCTTTAACGTGACGGAAGCGGCTGTCAGTAAGGCGCGGAGGGAGTTAAACCTTGCAGTAGTGAAAAACGTGCAGTTGGAGACAGCGCACAAGATAGTTGAGAAAAACCTGAACGCCGTTGAACAACTGCAAAAGATAAATGCTCACGCAAATGAGATCCTTGACCTCGTGATGCGTTGGGTAAAGGGAGAACCCGGCGCCATTCAGGTCCTTGAATCGGCAATGCGAAAGGTCAGGGTGAAAGACAAAGAGCAGGACGTTACCGAGTACAAGCTGAAAGATCCTCACGAAATCGCTTTAAAGGCTATGGCCGAGATACGCGGACAAATAGGGTTGCAGTTGGACATTTTCAAGACCCTGCACGATGCGCAAGCCGTTGCGGACTTCCAGGAGGAAGTTTTAACCATCATAGGAGAAGTATCGCCCGATGTACGGACCCGCATTATCACAAGACTCCAGGAGAGACGCGCTATTCGATCAACTGTTACGCTCAGTTGAATTGAAGCACGGAGGGCCGAAAATAGAGGCTCCCCTTTCCTTCTCTGATTGGGCGCAGACGGTTCGGCTTGACGGCCGGCCTTTTACGTTCGATCGGCATGAATACCTGATCGAGCCGTACAAAGATGATCATCCTCACCAGGTAGAACTCAAGGCGGCGCAGCTCGGCCTTACTTCTAAGGCCATGCTCCGGTGTGCCTACGGTGCGCGGTATAAGGGTTACCGGGGCATACTCTATCTGTTCCCTTCCAAGACTGATGTTACCGAGTTTGCAAAGGGACGGGTGGACCCGCTGATTGACGATAACCCGGAAACTCTCGGGAAATGGATCCGAGACACGGACAGCGCCAGCGTCAAAAGGATATGGAACTGCTTTCTCTATCTTCGCGGAATGAAATCCAGGTCCGGGCTGAAATCCATTCCCGTTGATTTTGAAGTCTTTGACGAATTGGACGAGGCTCCGCAAAACGCCGTGGATATGGCGATGGAGCGCATGGGGCATTCCGAGTTTCGGGAGGTCCTCAAGCTCTCCAACCCTACCCTGCCCGATTACGGCATTGACAAGGCTTTCCAGGAGACCGATCAGCGTTACTGGCTCCTGAAATGCCCGAAGTGCGGGGAATACACTTGTCTTGAAGATACCTTCCCCGATTGCCTTCTGGAAGCCAGAGGCCGGGTAATCCGGGCCTGCATGAAATGCAAGGCGGGATTGAACCCGTCCGCCGGCGACTGGGTTGCAAAGCGGCCGTCTATCGAGGACAAGCGGGGTTGGCATTATTCACAGCTTTTCTCTCATTACGTGGACCCCGCGGACATTCTCCGGAATTTCCGGACCACAAATAACCTGTCCGATTTTTATAACCTGCGGATCGGCATTGCCTGGGTGGAGGCTTCAAACCGGCTCACGATCGAGGAAGTATTGTCTCTGTGCGGGAATGACGGCATTTCAAGTAGCGATCCGGGCCCCTGCTCGATGGGCGTAGACCAGGGCAAGGATTTGCACGTTGTCATAGGCAAGAGACACGGAGACAAGGCCGGGAAAATCATCCACCTGGGGATTTACAAGGATTGGCATGAACTGGATCGGTTAATGCGGATCTTTCACGTTTCCCGCTGCGTAGTGGATGCCCTGCCGGAAACCCGGAACGCCCGGGCCTTTGCGGAGAGGTTCAAGGGGCGCGTCTTTCTGAATTACTACAATGAGCATCAAAAAGGCTCCTATGCCTGGAATGAGGGAAAGCTGATTGTCATGTGCAACAGGACTGAAAGCCTCGACGCCTCACATAAGGAAATCGTGGATAGCGCCGTTGTACTCCCGAAGGATTGCGAAATAACAAAGACCTTCGCGGCGCATCTTCACAATGTGGCGAAGAAACTGGAAGAGGACGAGGAAACCGGGTCAAAGCGATATATTTACGTGAAGCTCGGGCCGGATCACTTCCGGCACGCCTTTAACTATGAGGCTATGTCGCGCGGCATGCTGCTAAAGAGTCTATTTCCGGAACTGAGCGAAGAAAATTTTGTGTAAAGGAGGCGCCATGAATTTCTATGAGAACAAACGGAATGAGCTTTGTGATTGGCTTTTTGAGGATCAGCGTATTCATCCGAAATTTTATGATGTGATGGTCCGGGGGAACAGGGAGCGTACCGTCAGCATCAGGATGGGCCTGTCATGGCCGCAACCCGACAAGCCTGGATATTACGTCCTTGTGGCGCAACTTGAACAGACACCTCAAGATAAGCACCTGAAAAGGACCCGCTTCCTTGCATTCCAGGAGGGAGAAAGCCCGATCCTGCAAACCCTGTTCGAGAGTATCGGGGAAGTCTGCGGGAAAAAGCGCGTGGATGAGATAAAGCATGGGGATGAGGAAGGAGAATCAAGCTTTTCCTCTATGTTAAGCGATTACCTGAGGAAGAACGGACAGAACTATCCGAATATCCCGAGTGTTTATAAATCCTGGCGATGCAAGGATATTAATTTCCTGGTCCAGATGGTCCGGAACTATATTGCAAGCCGTGGACTCCTGTTCTTCAATATCGCAGACAACAGGACTCCGAAATTGATAGAGGCCCTACGCCCTGCAGATTGGCAGAGCGACGTTTTGAAGATCCCCGAAATAAAAGCCCTGGCCTACGTGATGGATGATTTTGACGTAAGCCCGTGGAGAGCGCCCGAAGTTGTGAAACCGGGACCAAAACCGGAGCCGTGGGCCTACTGAACCATACCCCGGAAATATGCCGTTTATGCCTCTGAGCGCAACCAGGAGCCGTGTACACGGATAAACCCCTGCGGAGCTATGCGGCGGACCCGGAACGGCTCACAGACGGGATTGAACCCTTGCCCGAAAATACCCATACAAAGTGTTTAACGGCAGAATGGGAAGAGATCGACGGGAAGGTGGGCGGATCATCACCGGGCAGGACAGGATTCAGCGACGGCTCTTTTGTATGCGGAGGAAAAACTGGGGGAGTTATTGAAGGGGATACCCAACAAAAGAACAAGTTCTCCTAAGGGAACTTGTTCGCTCCCTCCCGGCATCAACAAGCGCCTTTCCCATCAATGCCAGACAATTTCATCGAATATGCGGCAGCGGTACGGCTCTGAAAATCCCCGGATAATCCGTCAGACGCATTTCTGCCGGGAGATCGGAGGCCGGGGCGGGTAAGGACAGGGGAGTTACTTCCGGGGTTTCTTCTCGTACCGTTCAAGAGCCTCTTCCAATAGGCGGCGGATTGCTTCCGATCGGGAGGGCAATCGGTTATCGTGCCAGTAATCCTCTACGCGGTTTAGAAGATTCTCATTCATTGGAACGGGAATTATTTTATCTGTGCGTGGCATGGCGATTTTATTAACATATATTTCTTGCCAATGAAACACATTATTTTGTTGACTTCTCCAAAGCAATAAATTATTACAGTATTATCTTATCTCTCCAAAAGTAGGACAATGAAAACTGAATACAGAAAAAGAACCCTTGAGATCCTTTCGGTCGTGAGGCCGGAAGCAGGTCAGTCCTGGCCTGGGAGAAATCTCGAGGGTTCTTTTTCATTTTATAGGGCAAATCCACAACAGAAAGGGGGTGAACCAGATCAGGACAATTCAGGCCATACGTCGAATCATCGTCGTCTGTGAAATGTACCGAAACGGGAAAACTCAGGAAGAGGCGGAACGCATAGCGGACGAGAAAACAAAGGGCATGAAAGGGGGAAGGGATGGAGAACGGAAAGAAAGCTAAAGCGGTGAGGTTGGAAGAACTGGATGAAACTTTATATCTGATGCGGCATCTTAGGGGCGGCTTGCAGGTTCTTTATGATGCCTGCCATGATACGCCCGATTACGGATACCATGAGCTTTTGCAGTTGTCTTATCTGTGCGAGGACAGGCTTGAAGGTTTTATCGTGGATGCGGACAAAATCGTAAAGGCTCTTGAGGAGGCCGGGGCGAAGGATTACGACCTGTACCCTACGGAAAAGAAAACCCCTTGCTCTACCGACGAAGGAAAGAAACAAGGGGCTTCCAGTTAAGGGCCGAAACCCTTGAACCGTTTTGTTTATATCATATCGGACACAGAAACAGAAGCTTTAACAGGGGGCCGGATGAAAGGGCGTCCGGCTCCCCTTCCAATAGAAAAGGGGTAGATATGAAAAAGGGCGAAGTTGATTTAAGCGGCGCTACCTTCGAGGCGAAGTCTGCACAGGCTTGCTTGGAAGTGATGCGGGATTCTATCGCGGGAACACTGGCTAACCTTCCGAACGGCGATAACACGTTAAGGCTTTGGGCTTTGGCTGAGCAAATGGAAGACGCGATCGGGAACGCTCTTGCTCGGATGGAGCATATCCTGAAAGATTTGGGCAAAGCCAGCGAAATGCCCACGAAGGGGGAGAGGGGGCCGGACAATGCGGAAGCCTAAAAAGGAACAATGGCGGCTGCGGAAACCCGGTGAACCTGACGAGGGCTTTGGACCCTGGAAACCGCCGAAAGAGGACAAGGATAATTTCAACCTTGTAATGGCTATATTCGATTACGCAAAACGCAGTCCGTACCCGGAGAAGGCCGTCTTTCATGCCTTCCGTCGCGTCATGGACGGCGAATTAAAGGAGCATGAAGGTAATCCCGAAAAGCTGAATGAAGCATTCCAGGGCATTTTGAAAGAGGAAGCGGCGAAACTGACCGCGCAGGATTGATCAGGTTGAACTTTGAGGGTGAAGGGTGATAGTTATATCGCCCTGATCCTTGATGGTTCAACGGAATCCCGTCGGATAGG